CCCGTGAAGGGATTGCCGCCTGTCGAGCTGGTTTGCGTGCCGTAGCCTTGGCCGATGCTGTTGGCCTGGTTGGAGAAGTTCTGCCAGTAGTTGTACGGGGTGTTCTGAATGTTCGTGGCAGCGTTGAGGCCCATCTGGTTGCCCTGCTGCATACGGTCATACACCCCAAGGCCAAAATTGGCACCTTGAAGCTGCCAGTTGAGGTTGTCGTTGTTGATCGACCGATCCAGATTAGCGTAACCAAGGCCAAGGTTCTGCAGGCCAAGGTCGTGGCTCAACGATGTGTTGTAGCCCTGGCCGTACAGGTTCGTCAGCGCGCCGCCGATCTGCTGGTTCAGGTCGTTCATGGCGTTGGCTTCGATCACGCCTTGACGCGAGCCGCCGTAACCACCGGTTGCCATGGCCTGCGAGCCGATCTGCGGCATGACTTTGCGATTGAAGTTGTCCGTCATCTGACGGGTCATCACATCGCCCATCTGAGACAGATACGGGTTTTGGCCTGTGCTGCTGTAGCTGAAACCACCGCCCACAGACGAACCGCCGCCGCCACCATAACCGCCACCATAACCGCCACCGCCACCGGCAGAGAACGGCCCTGCGCCCTGTCCAGCCCCCTGTCCAGCCCCTTGAACACCACCGGGCTTCTGCGCGTTCAATCTGCCCACGTATTGGTTGTTGAAAAAATCCCACGATGGCAAGTCGCCGCCCATGCCGCCATAGGAGCCTACGTTGTTCAGGTAGGCTGTCAGCGATTGGTCGTTCAGTCCTGCAATGCGCGAAAGGTCAGAGACAGACACGCCATAGGTGTTCATGGCGCTCTGTATGGCCTTCTCGTCGTCTTTGTACTGGTTCCAGTAGTCCCTGATGCCCTGCTCTTGGGATGCCGTGAATCCGCCTTGGCTTTGCGGCTGAGGAGCCGTGCCAAGCGCACCAAGACCGTTCGCACTACCGATGACTCCGCTTGCAACGTCTGGTGCGTTTGATGCAACTAGAAGAGGCTTCGTGTATGCCGTAAATTGATCTTGCAGAGGATTTGCAAAACCACTTTGGCTGAAATTGTCGTCCCAAAAAGCCATGTTGGCCTCCGTTTCTTTGAATCGCTATCCAAGCAGCACCCAGCTGCCGGACTTGTAGCCGTAGAACCCCGCTCCAGAACCAGGGTTCCAATCCGTTCCATCAGCCTTCACAACCATGCCCTCTTGCGGTCTTGTGGGCGATGCGTGCATGGTTGAGATCAACAAGAAAGGCTGCGCGCTGGTCAACTCTCTGGCGATGCGCTCAAGCTCTGTGCGCAGGAATGCCGGGATTTCGCTGGAGCCTGCAGGGACGTTGGATGGCCGGTACATCAGTAGCCCCCTTGCGTGACTACATCCATGTCATACGACCTCAGTCGCCAAGGCTGGTTGTCAAGGCTGGTGAACCGCACCGCAAGGAACCGGCCAGAAGCGAAGCAGTCCGCTTTGAATGTCTGTCCCACGGTGTACGTCACAGGTGGAGACCACACCGGCCCCAGTTCGGAGTCCATCGACCCGCCAACTTCGACCTGAATACGAGTCCCTGCTGCTGCGTCGATGCGCGGATACACGGCGCGAATGAGCTTTACGCGATCTGGGGCATCAAAAACCAGCCCCGTGCGCGCCAGCCGCGATGTGAACACCGCGCCATTGAAAGTCGCAGACACATCAATCGCGTTGATGGAAGGCGATGTGCTTGCCGTCAGAAGCCGGGACTGCGCAGGACTGAGTTCGTCCTGATTCCACGCGGATGTGATGTCAGACCAGACCTCAACACCCATGGCGGCCCAGGTGGATGTAATGCTGTAGTCCAACTGCCCCACGGCGCCACAAGTCACATTCGGCAGTGTTCGCATACCCCACACGTTGGATTCCCAGTTCCATGTGAGCGCCAGCGTGCATGCAGCCTTGCCAAGCTCAGGAATGCAAATCCACACCTCGCTTGCAGCGGGGTTCGTGACGACAAACGCCCGCTTGCGGTTCGTGGAGTCGATCGTCTGGAACAGCCAGCGCCGCAGAACGGATGAAATGATTGACTTCGGGCCTTGCCCGTCGTGCAGAATCACATCCCCCGGCGCCAAGACAACGTGGCCAACTGGGGTTGACGCTATGCAGCCTTTTGCCAAGGCACCTACGGAGCCTGGAAGTCGCTGGAATCTGAAAACGTCTTGCCCTCCTGTCGCCGTCATGGCGTACATGGACTGCTCTTTGTAGATGATGAGCGCATCCCCCAAAGGAAGAGCGTCAACCATCAAAGATGGCTCCTCGGCAAGGTCTATCTCGCCAGCCAACTTCGTCAGATCGGCTTCGTTGTAGCTATCTGGCAGCGATCCAGGCGCCGCAGCATTCGACCACTTGACCATGTGCGGATAGCGGTCTGCCGTGGTGCTGGCATTCTTCGTCACATCCAACCCGACCAGTACGTTCTTGAACGGGCGCAGGCTTGCAACGCGGGTTTGCGCGGGCCAATTGACCAGCGATACAGCGAGTCCCGATCCATTCCATGTGATCGGCACATCTTTGCCGTTGTTTGCCACAAGCACGCCATTGAGCACGCCGCCTGTCCATCGATCGTCAACACCCCCCGTTGGTGCCGAGGATGGCGTGATCGTGCTGCGGCTTGTGCCGTCGTCAGCAAACAGCGCATCGGTTCCAGCGTGCACCCACCAGCGCTTCCCGCCCTGGTTGTATTGCTGCAGCCAATACGGCGTGACAGTTGGCACGTCGAACAGCCTTTGCTCTCCACGGAAGCGCTCTGCAGAGCCTTCGCGGAAACGGATGTTCGCCGCGTCTGACCATGCGTTGACCGGCAATTCCTGTGACGGAAGGTCTTTGATGACGCCGTATTCGCCGACCTTCGGGACCGTGACGATCACTGCGGTTCCTCTGGCGCAGGATTCACCGGAACAGGCTCCGGCACAACACGCCAGCGGTTTGGGTAGTAACGCTGCGCAAATTCTTCGTCCGCCACGATGGTGTTGACCACGTTGCCATCGTAGTCAAGAATTTCAATTCGCATGGCTCAGGCCCTCGGGTATATACGCAGGAAAACAACACCATCGCGGCCTTTGAGTCCGGTGCCCGTCCCACTTGAAATGTTGTACCCGGAAGGCGCACCGTAAAAAGGCGTGGTGGTTGCCTGTACTACCCCGACAGCCCCACTCACAGCACCGCACCCGCCGAATGCCCCGGGGGTGAAATCTGCGCCACCGCCACCGCCGCCATTGCCAGCAGCATTGCTGCTGCTCGCGCCGTTCCCGCTTGCAAAGTCCAACCCGAAAGGGTCAGCCGCCGCGCTGATCAGGGTGACAGCTCCTGCGGTACGCTGGCCAATTGCATTTGGCCCACCCGTCCCTGCCGTGTTAGCCCCGTCTATCGCACTGCCGTATGCACCGCCGCCCGAGGAGCTGACGGCCGAAGGTGCAGTCAAGTCGCCGCCGCGCCCACGGATACCACCGCCGCCGGTCCTGTACGGACCAGTCGGCACGCCCAACACATCACCGCCGCGCGTTGCGGCCTGTGTGAGAGTTGTCGAAAAATTCACAGCGCCGCCACCCGTCGTACCCTGCGATGCGCAGTTGGCAATGTCGCCGCCACGCCCACCAGGGCGGTGCACATCGCCGCCCGTTCCACCTTCACCACCAAGACCACCAAGCAGTGGGGTCCCTGCAGCCACAGGCCCTGCCTTGCCACCCTTGCCGCCCTTTACCGTAATAGCGACATTCGGCCCGGTGATGGCGGTATCGCCACCATCGTTGCCGTTGGTCGAGCCTGTAGTGCTGCGCGTTACCGCTGCGCCGCCAGCTCCGATGGCGATGACGAATTCATCCCCAGCGCTGACCTGCACAACCTTGTCTGCCGATTCGCCCGCGCCAGCGCCAGTCGCGCAACCGCCAGACGAAACCCCGCCTGACCCGTCCGCCGCGATGGCGCGAATGAGCAGCGTGCCGCTGACAGGCGCCTTGTACGTCATGCTCTGGGTGACGGTGCGGCTATCAATGGGCATGGGCACCACGCCAGACGCCGCACTAGACGCGGTGGCGAACCCAAGAATCGTTCCGCTGTTCATCAGAAGTCACCTGCCAGGGTTGCAAGCACGTTGAAGGCTTCTGCGTTGTGCGTACTGGCACGCAAAGACCAGCCCGCACCAAGCACCAATCCGAGGGCGGATAGCGTGGATGTGAATGTCGAATCCGTGGCAGATGGCGTTTTTGCAGACACCTGCACTTCGCGCCACAGGTAGTAGGTCGTGCCGTCGTACAGAAACAGTCGCACCATGCCAGCGGTTGTCGTGCCTGTGGCTGTGATCGTCAGGGTTTCGATGCGCGATCCGCTGGCGCCTGCAGTCAGAACGGTGCCCAGCGTACCGGTGCCGTCGCGAGCCGTGTTTGCGGTAGAAATCGATACCGCTGCGGTGCGCGGCGAGGATGCGTAAGAAGCAGCAGAAGACATTACAAAACTCCCCTGGAGAGAATGAGGAAATCAGGCGTGGCAACGCCCGGAGAGATGGACGCCGCAGCGATTCGGTCTTTGACCCATGAAGTGGTCGCAGGCCATGTGCTGTAGTCGGTCGCAAGAGGGTTTGTGCCGACTTTGGAAAGCGATGCGCTTGATGCTGTGACCGGCCCGGTGATGAGCGGGAATGTGTAGCGCAGCGTGGATTTGATGAGCCTGATATGGTCGTCGCCCTCGCTGATGAGGTCGGCGGCGGTTGGCAGCGATGTGTCAAGCTGCCCGATGTGGGTTGCGGCTTCTACGGTCATCAATACCCCCGGTAGATGTTGAACCGACGGCGCCCCATGTGACCAAGCTCGGTCGTCAGAGGCGCGTATTTCTGGTTGCTGGCCTCTTGGTTTGAGGCGCGCGCAATGGCATCGCGGAACTTCGCATCCCACTTCACGGTGTTCTGGTCGTCGTGCGTGTAGTCGCCCGCTTCATAGAGAGCGCCGAACAGGTACACATC